GCAGCTCGGCATCTTGGACAAGATCGGTCCGGATCTCGCGGCCAATATCGTGCACCTTGTCGTGGAGAACATCGGCGGCCCCGGAGCCGATCGGATCTCCGCCGTACTGCGCAAGCTTCTACCCGACGAGCTCAAGACGGACGAGGAGCGCGCGAAGGATTTACCGTCGGGCATTATCATTGGCGAGCAGGGACAGCCGATCGTCGAGGAGACGGGCCAGCCCTGGCAGCCGCCGGAGACGCCGCAGCAACGCGTGGCGATGGCCCAGGCCCAACTCGAGACGGCCAAGCAAGAAGCCGAGAAAGCCGGCAACGAGGCCAAGGGCAAAGACGCCGAGGCGCGGATTATCGTGGCGCAAAGCAAGATCAAAGAGGCCGAGGCGAAGATGGCCGAGCTCGAGCGCAGCGGCACCGCCGGCCAGGCGCGCGACGACAGCCAATTCCTCGCCGACGTCGAGCGGATCGTCAAGGACGTGATGGCCGCGCATGAGGGCAACGAGAACGCGCACAAGAAGCCGATTCAGATGGCGCTGACCGATCAAACCGTCGAGATCCTCGAGCGCGTCAAGGCCTACGTCGATCGTAAGCTCCCGGAGGCCTCGAGCTCGAGCTCCAGGCCGGCCGCCTCGAGCACGCCGGCGGCCGCGCCGACGGCTGTAGTCGTCAGCCTTTCAGACGAGAAAGCCAAACGCCCGAATGCGATCAAGTTCAACTATAACGACCAGGGCGAGCTCGAAGGCGCCGAGCTCGAGGACGATACCGTTATCACAATCGTCCGCCGAGGCGATCGCATGGAACGGGCCATAGTGGAAAGAGCGGCCGAGTAACTGGTAGGCTTGGCGCCGTTGCCTATCAGCATCGCGATTGAAGGCTTTAGCGAAATGACCGACCAGCAAAAAACGCGCGAGATCCACTTAACGCAAGCGGATCTTGATGCAATGCCCGAACCGGAGCTCAAGCTCTTGCTCGGTAAGGCGGTCAAGATCAAGGGAACCGCCGTCGTCAGACGTGCCGACGGCTCGATCAAATACGATGATGGAGTCCCACGCGATGCCCAAAACCCCACCGAGCCCAACGCCGGCAGCGATTGACCCCGCCGATCTCAGGAAGAAACGCGCCGAGCTCGACAAGCACCTAAACGCTCTGCAGCGCGACAAGGCGAAGCTCGACGAGGCGCTCCGCGAGTGTAAGCAACTCTGCATGGCCTTCGATTCTCAGTACGGGCCCATCCTCAAAGCGCTAGACAAGGCCGCCAAGGCCCAGTCCGAAGCCGACGCGGCGATCGCCAAAGCGCAAAACCCCGCAAACGCCGAGGAGGCCTAACATGCACGCGATCGCACTACCGAACCCCGGCCCGACTCTGCTCGAGCGAATCAGCAAGATCGCGCTAAAGCTCCTCGTCGGCCCGCTCTTGATGGCGCTCACGCTCGAGACCAACGCGCGCAACGCGCTAGGCGACGCGCTCGACGATCTCATCAACACCGGCACCGGCACCTCTAATCTCAAGTTCGAAACGTCGGGCGATGTGGAAGTCGCAACCATCGACTTTCAAAACCCGGCCTTTGGCGCGTGGTCAACCGGCGTCGGCACGCTGCAAGGCGTCCCGCTCACCGATGCGAGTGCCACCGGCGGCACGATCGCGCAATTCTCGATCTATAACCGGGCAGGCACCAAAGTACTCGAGGGCACGGTGACGGCCGGCGGTGGCGGCGGCGATATCGAGATCACGAGCTTGAGCGTGACCGCCACCGAGTCGGTCGAGCTCACTTCATTGACGATCACGGTGCCCGCTTCGTAAGGAGAAAAGCCATGTTTTACCGAATAGCCACCGCGCTCGCGCTGCTGGCCTTGTCCGCGCTCGCGAGCTCGGCGCCACCCTATGACGTCGAGATCGACATTACGGCGCCGCTCGCCGGCGCGACGGTAGACAGCTACGAGTGTTTTCTCGATGGCGCTCTCATAGGCGTTTGTGTCGAAGGCGCGAATTCCTTCCCGACGCTGTTGACTGCGGACGTCGATTACACCTTCCACGTCGATTCAATCAACGCAGTCGGCCGGACTTCATCGCTCCCGCAAACGATCAACCCGGGCGACTTGCTCCCGGGCGCGGCGACGTTTCAGATCCGGATTACCGTCACGGTTCCGTGAACCTGCTCGCGCTGCTGCTGCTGCTCGCGGCACCGGCGCTTTTTGCTGGTGAGGCGCTTTTGACATGCACGCCTCCGACCCTGCGTACCAATGGCACGGATCTCGCCGGCGAGCTCGAGTCGATCCGCTTTTATTGGGGCTGCTCGAGCTCCGGAAGCTACACGGACTCGCTCACCCTCCCGCCGAGCTCATGCACCGGCACGACGATCGCACCGCTCCCGGACGTCAATTCCTGCTACTTCGCGGCGACGGCTATCGACACCGCCGGCCTTGAATCTCAGTTCAGCAACGAGGCCGCTAAGGTTATGGGCCCGCCAGGCCCGCCAGGATCCGGATTGCCAGGCGTCCCGATCTTCTCGGTGTCATGGCTCGAGTCTCCCCCACCGCCGGCCTATGAGGTTGTCGTGTGCACGCTGCCCGTTGCCGGGAATTTCATTTCGTGCCCGAACCTCTCCGGGAATTGGGCCTACAAGGCGCAGCCGGCGCCGGCGGATCTCGTTTGGTGGGCGACTACATTCACTGGCGCGTATCAGCCGCCAGGCCCGACGCTCAACAACGCAATGAGCGGCCCGGGGCTTATGAGCTACGTCGGCTGGCGGCAGTGGCAAAACATCCCGAGCGGAACGCGCTGGATCATGGTGCGAATCGCCGGCCAACTTTGGTACATCGAGAAGGAGTAGAAGAACCCATGGCAGAGCGCATCGAAAGAGATCAGACGGCCACGTTACTGCTCGAGGGAGTTCCGCGCGAGCTCGCGCTCGCCGCGCTAGCCAGCGATCGTTATTGCCAAGTCTCGGCGGACGTCACAAACCATCGCGGCGGCAACGCCACATTTTTGCGCACCGAAATGTGGTGGAGCGTGGACAACGGTGTTAGCTGGTTTCGGGTTGCAGCGCAAGAGCGAGATCGCGGTGCAAACGACCCTGGCGGAATCGTATGGTTCGATCTGCAGGTCAAGATACCGGAGCGATTCTGGACCACGCTCACGCATGCCAAGTGCGTCGCCTCTAGCCTTGGAGGTTCCGTTAACACGCGCTTACGCACAATTTTGAGCGATACCGAAATCGACCATCAAGGGCAAAATCGCTGACCCCATGGCTGTCAGGCTCGTCTACTTTCCTTGCCATTGGGATGAAAATTGGCGGCACTTAGAGCGCCTGGCCGGCATTGACGCCGTCGTTAGGCTTTGGCCCGAGCGCGGCTTCGCTAGGTACGGCCCAACCATCTTATTTGCTAGTCAAGAGGGAGAAACGATCAAAGGCGTCACGCCGCTTTCCGAATTCAAGCACCCCCGCGATGCAACGTATGTTTTCGGCCCGAACCATCGTCATTTGCAGCCGCCTGATCTTGCACGACTAGGCGCGCTCGCGAGCGTCGTTTACGTCGAAGGAGGAGAGTACCTCGCGAGCCATACCGCCGCGATCGCCGTGCATGACCGGATGAAGACATGGCTGCCCTAGACCACCTACAAGAATCCGGCGCGGTCGGCGGCAGCGGTGCCTCGAGTATTTCTGTCAACATCATCGAGGTCGGCAATACCACGACGGGCAACGCGATCGTGGCGAATCTGCTTGCAGCCAACGCGGCCGCAAGAACAATCACGGACGACGTCAACGGCGGCGGCGCTCCCTATGGGCTCACAGCACATCACGACGTAAGCGGGGCAGATAGAGACGCGACTCAACGCTTCTTGTCGGACATCACCGGCGGCGATACGACAGTGACGGCGGATCTGACGGGCAACAATTCCGGATACTTCCCGTGCCTCAGTGCCATGGAGATCGAGGGGGAGATCGAGCTCGACGATCACGCTTCCAACCCTGTCGCAGAGCAGCAATCCGGAAACAATGTGACCTTTTCCGCCGTCACCCTCAACACAGCTTCGATCATCGTCTCGACGGTGTGCGGCGCCGTCAACACGTTCGACGACACAAGCGACGGATGGACGCTCGAGCAGCAATTAGACTCATCCAAATTTAATTCAGCCTGGATGAAACAAACGAGCGGATCGCACGATCTGGACTGCACGACCCCGTCGCATTCAACGATCAACGCCGCGATTCTCGCCGCTTACCGCACGCCCGCCGCCGGCGGCATCACATCGAGCGGCACGCCGGCAACAGCATTGCCAACTAGCTCCGGCGCTGCGAAAGTCACACGCAAGGCCTCCGGCACGCCGGCTACACCGTTGCTGACGAGCACGGGCGCAGCGGTCAAGACCGTCAAGGCCTCCGGGACGCCGGCGGCGCCGTTGCTTACAAGCAGTGGCGCGGCGGTCAAGACCGTCAAGGCGTCCGGGACGCCGGCGATCGCGCTTCTCACGGCCGAAGGCGTCGCGGCGCTCGAGGCAAACGCAGCCAGCGGGGCGCCAACACTGCCGGCATTGACGAGCACCGGCGCCGGCGCCAAGACGGTCAAGGCCTCCGGGACGCCGAGCTCGAGCTTTCCGACGGCCGCCGGCGCGGCCAAGCGATCGCTGCCAGCCTCCGGAGCTCCAGCAACCGCATTGCCGACGGCCACCGGCGTCGGATCAAAGACCGTGAAGGCGACGGGCGTGCCGGCGATCGCGCTGGTCACGGCCGAAGGTTCGGCATCGCTCGCCGGCAACTTCGCAAGCGGGACGCCATCGCTGCCGCTCTTGACGGCTACAGGCACCGGCAAGCTCACGATCTACGCGGCCGACGGCGCGCCAGTGATTGCCATACCGATCGCGGCAGGCCAAGCCACCGGCCCGCAAGTCGCGGCGCCCGACAAGCTTGCGGACCCGTCCAGCCGGCAAAAGAAGCGCAAGGAGCCATTCGATCGCGATTACTTCATCTGGAAGTACGGCACGCCGGCGGAGCCGAGCTCGGCCGTGGATCCCGTCGAAGCGGATCCGGAGCCCGTCGCGCGCCATAAGGCCCGGCTCCGTGAAGAAGCCCGGCACATCGACGAAGACATCGAGGAGCTCGAGCTCGAGCTCGATCGAGTGCGCGAGAGCGCCCCCAGCCAGGCGGCCCAGCTCGGCAAGCTCGCGGCCGATATCGAGGAGCTCGAGGGCGTCCTGGCCCAAGCGGTACGGACCCGCCGGCGCCGAGAAATGGAGCTCGCGGCCATCGTCGCGATCATCCGACTGTTGTACTGATTTGCAAACCGATCCAGAGGAGTAATACGATGACGACGCAGCCTAGCAAGGTCTCAACCGAAGACGAGGCCCCCCGGCCACCCGATACGGCGGTGGTGACTGATGAGACAGAATCGTCAGGGCAGCAAACCGACGAGGCCGCCGCAGCCGCCAAACCAAACGAGGACAAGTCGAAGTCTTCGGACGGCTCAAACGAATCCGATTCGGCAACGGATCCCAAAAATCAGCAAGCTAATCAGCGCAAGCCGCGCGACCGGCACAGCGAAAAGCGTATGCGGATCCTGCAGCGCCAACTCGCAGCCGAGCGCGATCGGTCAAACGCGAATGAGCGGAAGATCGCCGAGCTCACGCAAGAGCTCGACAGTGTCCGGGGGCAACTCCCGACACCGACGAAGCCAGTCCTTAAGGACTTCGATACTCCGGAAGAATTCGCGGACGCTTACGCCGACTGGAAGGCTAAGACGGCATCGTCAAAGCGCCAGCGGGCCAAGGCCAAGACCGACCCCAAGGCAAACGGAGCGAGCGACGCATCGAGCTCGAGCACGGCCCAACCGCCGCGAGCGTCCGATGAGGAGCTAACGAAGTTTTCCGATCGCGGCAAAGAGAAGCTCGGCGACGAGTTCCTCCTCGCGCTGCAGGATCAAGACGTCTCAGTCAATAAAGCCATGGGCGATTTCATCCTGGCTTCGGACTTCGGGCCCGAGCTCTACGTCTATCTCTCCGACAATCACGAGATCGCGGAGGAGATTTTCAACGAGTCGAAGGCTGACGCGAAGCGCCGATTGACCGAGCTCGAGACCAAGGCGAAAGCCGGCGAGCTCATCAAAGGCCTCGAGGACCAACTCGAGACCGGCAAGGGCAAAGGCGGAGACGACGACAAAGGTGGCGAAACCGCTGGCAAGGGCAAGGCGGCCGGTAAGGGCAAAGGCCGACCGGGCGACACCAAGGCCGGCGACCCGCCTTCCGAGAATCGAGATTCGGGAGTGTCAGAAAGACCTGTGAATCTCGAGACGGCAGAAATGGACGACTATGCGGCAATACGCCGCTCGCAAATCGAGAAAGCCGCTCAAAACTCATAGAGCCGCCGGCGCCGTGAAGGGTTGCCCGGCACGGAGGGCAACTCGAAATGGCCAATACACTCATCACCCCGACGGTGATTGCGAAAGAAGCGCTTTTTCACTTGGAAAATAACTGCGTGATGGGGCACAACGTCCATCGGCAGTACAAGCGCGAATTCGTCAAGATCGGCAACACGGTCACGATCCGAAAGCCGGTCAAGTTCAAGGCGACCGACGGCGCCACGCGCGCGAATTCGGACGTCATCGAGGAAACGACGTCCATCGTCATCAATAACCGCAAGCACGTCTCTTGGACGTTCTCGGTGCAAGATCTCACGCTCACGATCGAGGAGTATGCCGAGCGCTACGTTAAGCCGGCGATGATTACCCTTGCGAACGAGATCGACGTCGCACTCGCGGCCGAGGGCGCGCTCGCCTTCTTCAACTCGGTAGGTACGCCCGGGACCACGCCGGCGGACTTCACCGCCCTGGCTGCCGTCGCGAAGCGGATGGACAATAGCGGCGTGCCCGACGACGGCATGCGCAAGCTGATTGTCGATCCTGATGCGCGCTGGGGCTTGGCCGATGGTTTGGGCGGCACCGGATCCGGCGGCGTCTTCAATGCGGATATCGTTCACGGCATGGTGCGCTCGGGACGGCTCGGCCGCCTGGCAAACCTCGATATCTACGGCGACCAGAACATTGAGAATCACACGGTCGGCACCTACACGGGCACGCCGCTCGTCAATGATGCCTCGTTCACCAATGACACCAACGTCGTCGCCTTCGACGGTATGACGGGCTCGCAGGCCGGCGCGCTCAAGGCGGGCGATATCTTCACAATGGCCGGCGTGTTCGCGGTCAATCCGGTCAGCAAGAAGACGCTAAGCTATCTGCAGCAATTCGTAGTGACCGCTGACGTCGCCACCACGGCCGGCGCTGGATCCGCAACGGTCTACCCGGATCTGAACGACGGGACGACCGCATCGACGGCGGCCTTTCAAACGGTCTCGGCGCTGCCAGCCAACAATGCCGCGATTACGATTCTCGGCACGGCCGCGACGATCTATCCGCAAAACTTGGGCTATCACCAGAACGCACTCGCGCTCGTCACGGTGCCGCTCGAGCTCCCGGACTCGGCCGTCTTCAAGGCGCGTGCGGACTGGCGCGGTTATTCGATCCGCGTGGTGAAGGCGTACGATATCGACGAGGACGAGGAAATCATCCGGCTTGATATCTTGTTCGGCGCAAAGGCAATCTACCCGGAGCTCGGCGTCCGACTTTGGGGGTAGTCTTTGGCCAATCAACTCATCGACGTTAGCCGGCTTGCCGAAAGGCAGGCCGGCGCCACCACGCAAGAGGAGCGAAAACCCATGGCAGAGAAGAAACCCGAGCCGCGATGCTGGCTCTACTCGAAGGATTGTCCGCAGGGCCAACTATTCACTGGCGAGCGAAACATCAAGCAGGCCGAGGCGGCCGGCTGGGCTGATTCGCCGGACAGTATCGGCAAGAAGAAAAAGCCAGAACCGGCCGAGTAGCGCGCACTGTCGAGCTTGATGCTCGGCAGTGTCCAACATGGACGCGCAAACTCTCATCACGCGAGCGCTTAAGCTCGTCAACGTGCCAGGGCGCGGCGCGGTCCTGTCTCCGGAGGAGCTCGCGGACGGCTTCGATACGCTCCTCGAGCTCCTCGATAGTGAGTCGGTCTCGAAGCAATTCACGCCCGGGATTACTAAGCACTTTTTCGATTTGACCGCCGGCAAAGCGATCTACACCTACGGGCCCGCCGGCGATCTCGATACGAACCGATTCGAGGACGCCGTCCCGAGCTCGATCGAACAAGGCTATGTGCGCGTCGGCGCGACCATCACGGACAACGAGACCGTGGCCGACTACGATTTCTCGAGCTCGGCCGGCTGGACGACTCTCACCGGCGGATGGAGCATTGCGAACGGCGTCGCGACGGCCGCCGGATCCGGAGCTTGTGGCCAGGCGATCACGGTAACGCCTGGCGCGACCTATGTGCTTCGGCTCGAGCTCACCGTCGAGGCCGGCGACGTCGTGCTCACCGTCGATGAAAGCGGCCCGACGACGATACTCTCGCAAACGCTCACCGAGTCCGGCGCCTACGAATACGAAATCATTCCGAGCGAAGCGACGCTCACGCTTACGTTGACGACCGGATCCGCCGGCGACGATCTTCAAGTCGATGAGTTCTCCGTGCTGCCGCTCGGCGCCGATCGCTACGCGCTGCCGGATGGCATCGGCACCGACTATCCGATCAAGCTCGTGGATCAAACGCGCTACAACCGCCTGCAGAGCAAAGGCCAGGGCGGCCGGCCGTACCGGATCCTATTCTCTCGCGCGTATCCGCTCGCCACGCTCTACTGCGATCGAGGCGCGCTCGCCGGCGATATCCTCGTGCTCGATGTGCTGGTCAACCGGACTCGAGTCTCCGAGCTCACGAGCACCATTCATCTGCACGGCTCGAGCTTGCGCTACGTTCGCTACAAGCTGGCCGACGAGCTCTCCGGCGAATACGGCAAGTCGCTGTCCCTGCGGCAACTGCGCTTGATGCGCGAAGCCTACGAGTCGATGGCGACGGGCACGCGCCGGCGCAATAGGCTCCGAGTCGATCGAGGCCTCATGTCGCGCCGCGCCTCTTTCCACATCGACGGCGGAGACGATCGCTAAATGGCTATCCGACAAATCTTGTCCAAGCGCCACCGAGTAACTAACGCGCTCGGTGCCCCGCTGGCGGCCGGCGAGGTCAACGTCTACGAGCCAGGCACCAATACGCCGATCTCGATTTATCAGGACTCCGCGCTCACAGTCGCGCACGCTAATCCGGTCATTCTTTCCGGATCCGGCCGCGCGGAGATTTGGGTCGATGAAGATTGCGACGTCCGCATCGAGGACACCGACGGCAACCTCATCACCGAGGAGCTCAATTCAAACCCGCTCGTCGCTGGTAGCTTTACGGGCTCCTTTACCGGGCTCATCGGCGAGCCAATTACCGGCACGATCAACTGGCGCCGGTTCGGCGATTTCGTCGTCATGTGGGCGGAGTCGGAGATCTCCGCGACGTCGGATCAAGCCGGTTTAGTAATGAGCGGAATCCCGGCGGCGCTGCGTCCATCCGCCACGCGGCGCCTTTCGTCGGAGGCAATCGACAACTCGATATCGACGCAAGTGTGGGCGGAGCTCGCCGCCAATGGAACGATCACGTTCGGCTTGTTCGGCGCGAGCTCTGCATTCACCGCGTCCGGCACTAAGGGGATTTTCGCCGGCTGGCAAATTGTCTACCCGCTCTAATGCCGCGCCGCATCGAAATACCTTTCATCGGGCCCACCGCGAAAGATCGCTCGATGTTGGTCTCCAATCAGGAGACGCTTAATTTTATTTCGGCGGTCAAGGGCTTTGGATCCAAGGCGCCGATTGTGCTCGAGACGGCGCCCGGGCTGGTCGAGCTCGGCGACGCCGGCGACGGCCCGGTCCGGACGTCAAAGATGCTCCCATGGAAGGGTGCGCTATACGCCGTCTTCGGCACGAAGCTCGTCAAGATCGAAACGAGCGGCGCGACGGAGATCGGGACGCTCGCCACGAGCTCGGCTTACTGCAGGATGGCACGCGGCCGCAATTACTTGTGCATCGTCGATGGCACGACCGGCTACACCTACGACGGGACCACCTTCGCCACGATCACGGATCTCGACTTTCCGAGCGCGCCTTCTCATGTGGTCTACAAGGACGGCTTTTTCATCGTCAACGACGTCGGGACCGATAATTTCTACATCAGCGCGATCGAGGATCCTACCGATTGGAACGCGCTCGATTTTGAGGCCGCCAGCGTGCAGCCCGATAACATCAAAGGCCACGCGGCGACGGCGTCGATTCTCTACATCATGGGCGAGGTCACGACCCAGCTTTACTACAACACCGGCAACGCCGATTTTCCCTACGAGCTCATGCTCAATGCCACGCACGAAGTCGGGCTCGCGGCGCCGGATACACTGGCCGAGTCTGACGATGGCGTCTTCATGCTCGCGACGACTCCGGAGGGCGGCCTATTCGTGTATCGCTTCCAGGGCCAGACTGGCGCCGTGATATCCGGCGACGAGCAAGAGCACGAGCTCTCGCTTCTCTCGCATCGAAACGCCGCGTCCGCCTACATCTACAAGCAGGCCGGCAAGTCGTTTTATGTGCTGAACCTCGACCCCGGGACACCGTCGCTCGTCTTCAACATTCGAGCGAACATGTGGGAGAGCCGCGCGCTCGGCGATGGGACCGCGTACCGCGCCGGCGGCGCCGGCCCGCTCGATGCGGTCAACGTCGTCGGCTCGCGCCTCGAGGGCAAATACTATCGGCTCGATCTAACGCATTTCACCGACGCCGGCGAGCCGCTCATCCGTCGGCGCGTGACGCAGATCCATCACGCCAATAATCACCTTCTCGACTGGCATGAGGTTGTCGTCGATATCGCCGGCGGCTCGACCACCGATCCGACCGCGGATCCGCAAATCCGGCTACGTCATTCGAACGATCATGGCGTTTGGTCTTCGCAACTTTTCGCACCGCTCGGCAAGGTGGGCCAGACCGATCGCCGCGCCGTCTTCCGAAATCTCGGCATCGCCAGAAACAAGCAATTCGAGGTCGAAGTCTCCGACCCATGCGCGGTTACGATCAAAGCCGCCTATGCGGCCGTGACCGTGCTCGATGACTGATTACTTTTGCGGCCAGGGCGGCGACAACGGAAACGACGGCCTATCCTTCGTCAACCGGCGGCTGACATACGCATCGCTCGAGGGCACCTACGGCGGCGGATGGGGCGCCGGCGACGTCGTCGAGCTCTACGGGCTTTCGTCTTATGAGTTCACCGAGCGCTTTCGCGTTTACAGCGGCACGACCGGCAATCATTGGACGTTGCGCATAAGGCCAGGGGCCTCGGTCCGCATCAATGCGACGACCACCGGCGGCGCGATGGGCGCGCTATGGGGCAATGCGAACAGCTTCGTTACGATCCAGGCCGAGAACGACGGCACGAGCGGATCGCTAGAGCTCGGCGACGAGGCGGATTGGGCGGTCGATAACTACGACGGGTATCCGGCCTATCGGCAACTCGATTTCGTCAACTGCTCGAACTTCTTTTTTCTCGGCAATGGCGACGGCACGCCGGACGGCACGCCCTCGAGCTTCATCGTTCGCGGCGGCCGGCACTACTTCGGCAATTCCTTCGACATCAATTGCGACCTATTCAAGTTCATTGGCGTCGATTTCCCCGGCCCGCACGGCACGACCGATACGCAAGACTTCCCGACGACGCTCGGGCAGCCGGGCCAAGATAATCAGGATTGGGGAGACTATCTGCGCATCATCGGCACGCGCTTTTATTTCTATTTGTGTCGGTGGGCCGAGGGTGGCCACAACAACACCGAGCCAGTCGGCCAGGATCTCCTTTGGCAAGAGTGCGACTTTAACGGCTACCATCGGGCGACCGAGGATCCCGGCACGATATCGCTCGGCATGCGCGCTTACGATTCATCGGGCGGCAATCAATCGAATGACGCCTATGATCCTTGGGGCCCGCAGGCCTTCGAGTTTTGCACTTACCGAAACGCGAACCGCGCCGGCGATCAGCAAGACAACCCCGCCAGCAAGCACGAGACCGGCCACGTCATTTCTCTCGGCTGCTTCGCATGGGACTGTCGCGATCGCTTCTTCCAGTGCAATACGATCACTGACCATGGCAGCGACGGCTCGATCTCGCGCGTCAAGATCCTGCATCTGACCGCGTACAAGCTCGGCTCGATCGGCTCTTTCATCACCACGACCGCGGCCGCGTCCGCCTACACGGACATGTTCCTCTACTGCGATTTGATGAATTGCAATTTCGACATGCTCCAAGTCCCGGTCTTCTCGCGCCCGTACTTCCGGCGCTTCGCCAACAACGAAGACAACGACCCGGGGATCCCCGACGGCATCGAGGACAATGGATGGAAGGGGCTCCGCGTGCGGGCCAACCTCGTCGATACTGAGAGCGCCGTCGCTGTGGATTGTGAATTTCGGCCGCAGTCCGGCGCCTTCGATACCTTCAATTTCGAAGACGGCGACACCGACTATCCGAACGTCTTCGCCAACAACCAAAACACGCGGCCGAGCTATGTCGGAGATCCGGACGCCGGCGATCGCACGACGGCCGCATTCAACCCGACCGCCGGCGGCGCTCAAGTCAATAACGCGGATCCCGTAGGCGAGGCGGCCAGCGGCGGCACCGGCAACACGATCACGCTCAAGGCTGGGCATATTTTCTGCTTCCGAGACGATTGGGGAATGTCCTATCTCGGCGTCGTGGGGCAAAAGGTCTATTTGCCGAATTCGAGCGGAGCCATCCGGACGATCACGAGCATCAACTACGGCGCCGACCAGATGACGCTCGACGGCGCCAGCCTGACGTGGAGCACCGACGACCCGATCTATCACGTCCTACCCGACGGCACGACGCCTATGCTCGCGAGCGGCTCGCCGCAAATCGGCACGGACTGGCAGGCCACCGGCACGCCATCGCTCCCCGCATTGACGGCAGCCGGCACCGCTTCCGTCGGGGGAATCTCGGCCACCGGCACGCCATCGCTCCCCGCATTGACGGCAGCCGGCACCGCAGCGGCCGGGCCCGGTCCGTTGACGCCGTCGCCCGTCAAGCCGCGCCGGCTGCCTCCGTATCTCGGCCCGGTCTTCGACTCGGCTTTTCAGCGCTGGCTATCGGAGCTTAGGATCTACGTCGATACGTTGCCGGGATTCTCGAGCGGCGACGGCACGCCCGAGGGTGCGGTCTACGGATCCGCCGGCGACCGATATTTCAATACGACCGGATCCCCCGGCACGAGGCTCTATGTCAAAACCACAGACAGCGGCACGACCGGCTGGCTTGCCTACGGCTAAGCGCGAATTTCGCGAGCGTATCTGCCGCCTCGAGGACGCTTTACTCGCCTGTCCGGACGCGGTGACCGAGCTCCCGGTCCTGCATCACTTCGCGAGCCACGTCTATGTGCGCGAGCTCCAGATCCCAGCCGATACCGTGCTCACCGGCCGGATCCACAAGCACGATTGCGTCAATATCGTCATCGGCGACATTGAAGTCGCGACCGAAGAAGGGACCAAGCGCTTGACCGGCCTCAACGTCTTTCGGAGCCCGGCCGGCCTCAAGCGAGCGGGTCACACCTTTTCTGCTACCATTTGGCTTACGGTCCATGCGAATCCGACTGACGAGCGCGACGGCACTAGGATGGCTGATCGGCTGACCGTCCCCAGCTTCGACGAGCTCGAAGGCCTGGCGCCCCATCCCACCAAGCAACTCGAGGACTAGGCCTATGTCTTTCGTTGCAGCCGCCGTAGTTAGCGGTGCTGTCTTTGCTGGCTACGCTTCCAAAAGAGCCGCCGATAAGGCCTCCGACGCCACGAGCGCAGCATCCGCCAACGCCGCAGACGCGACTGTTCAGGCGACGCAAATGCAGATCAACGAGATCGCGCGCCAGTTCGACTACCAAACCGCGATCCTCGAGCCGTTTGTCCAAAACCAGCAAGCGGCGAATCAAGCCTATGGTGCCGCGCTCGGCCTGGATCCGAACGCGCCGCAGACGGGCCCGTATCGCGATCCCAATATCGACTACACGCGGCTCGGCGCGGCGTCGGGCGCGGACTCCGAGCTCGGCCAGAATCTCAGGCAAACGCGCCTGGCTGGAGAAACTCCGGAGCAAGATCTCGCCATCCGACGCGCAGCGGAGACCCGGCTCGGCAACTACATCACCGGCGACGAGTCGCAACGCCGCGCGAGCTCCGCGCGCCTGGGGAGGTCCATCACCGGCGGAGAAGCCGGCGGCCGAGCCCGCAGCGTCCTTGCAAGCAACCTGATCACCGGCGACGAGTCGCAGCAACGCGCCGGCGCCGAGCGCTTGAGCAACCTCATCACCGGCGACGAGTCGAGCGGCCGCGCCAATGATGTGCGGCTTGCTGCGCCTGGCGGCTACGAAAACGACCCGCGTTTTAATTTCGCGCGCAGCACCGAAGTCGTCGGGCCCAACTTCGAAACGTCTCCCGGCTATGAGTTCATGGTCGAGCAGGCCGGCCGCGAGGTCGATCGCAAAAACAGCGCCGGCGGCAACTACGGCGGCCGCGCTCTCCTCGAGGCACAGCGTCGAGCCGAAGGCCTGGCCGCCGGCGAGTACTACAACTATGTCGGAGCGCGCCAGGCGGAGCTCGGCCGGCAGGACTCGGCAATCGCGGCTTACCAGGGCCGCGAAGCCACCGACGTCGCGCGGGGCGACATTGGTCTTGAGTCCGATATTGCTCGCCGCGTGGCACTCGGCGCCGGCGACGTCTCGCGCGGCGATGTGGCCGTCGAATCCGATACGGCTCGAAGGCTCGCCACAGGCCAGGCCGATATCTCACGCGGCGACGTGGCGCTCGAGTCGGATCTCGCGCGGCGCCTGGGCGTGGCCGAAGTGGACCTTGCTCGAGGCGATCGCGCGGTTGAGACCGACACAGCCCGAAGGCTCAGCGTCGCGAGCAACGACATTTCTCGCGGTGACCAAGCGCTCGAGAGCTACTACGGCCGCGCCGCCGGCGACGCAACGCGAATGGATCAAGCCACCGTGCGAAATCAAGAGCTCCAAGCTCGCGATATCCAGCACGCCGACCAGGCCTACTACAACTATCTCGCATCGCTTGGCGCAGGCGCCGGCTTAAACGTCGGAGCTCCTCAAGCAGTGAGCGCGAGCTCGGCCGCCGGCGCCAACACGGCGAACGCGTACGGACAGCAAGGCACAAACCTCGCGAGCATCTATCAACAGCAAGGCGTGAACGAGGCCAATATCGCGATCGGCGGAGCCCAGGGCGTCAATAACGCGGTGCAAGGCGGGATCTCCAATTACTTGCTCTACCAGGGCTTACAAAACCCGGCACCGCAACCGACCTTGTAAGGAGCTCCATCCATGCCCGTTCAAAACTTCGGCCAGGGTTTCCAGACGTTCGACATGGGTCGCACCGTTCGCGACGTCGAAGCCATCAAAACGAGCCGCCTTCGCAACGCGATCCTGACCGACGCGGAGACCGAGCGAAAGAATGTCATCGCGCAGCGCGAGAAGGCGAAGAAGATCCGCCAGCAAATCGAGCAGACGCCGGCACAGATCGAGGCGATGGAATCTCAAGGGCTATTCGACGAGGCCGCGAACCTCCGAAATTCCTACATCAATTCGATGATCTCGGGCGTCAACGTCATAGAGGCGATGCGCGAGTCGATCGACGCGAGCAACTACAAACAATTTCGCCAAGACATGATCCAGTCGGGCGCGATGAGCGGATCCATGCTACCGGTCGAGTACTCGGACAAGTGGTTTCGAGAAGAAGCCGAAAAGCAGAAATCGACCCTGCAGATGCACACGCGCCGATGGGCCAGCGAAGACCGCATCATGTCGCAAGATATCGTCAGTCGTGATGGCGAAATATTTTGGGAAGGCCAACCCTATGAAGACGTGAGCTCGCGATCGGAGCGCCGCGACGCGGCGGCCGGCCCGGATGGCGGCAAGCCGGACGCTTCCCGAACGATCGGCGCGTCGGACTCCAATGCGATCGCAAACGCCAGCGGCGAGCTCTATGGCGGATTTTGGGATCCGGTCACGCAGCGCTACTCCGGACTCAGCAAGGACGTCGCGCAAAACGTGGCGGCCGTGGCCGAAGAAGCCGAGCGGATCTTTAGGACCGAGCGCGGTAAGGGCAACATGATCGGGCACCGCCAGGCGGTAGCGAAGGCCGCGCGGACCATGGGAATCGACGTCCAGAATCTCAGCGGCAAAGCCAACGACCCGCTCGGGCTTCGCTAGCAGCTCCGTCGTGCCAGGGCTGGCAGACTTCCGGGAGCAGTACCCGCAATACGCCGATCTCACGGACGAGGCGCTCGCGTCTCGGATCTATAAGCAGCACTACTCCGACATGGACCCGATCGCGTATCGGCGCAAGCTCGGGCTCGCCGTCGATCCGCAAGTCGGGCCGCCTCGAGAGGATCCTCGAGCTCGAATCGACAACTTGCTCAAATCAGCAAACACCCGCAACCGCGCGCGCGCCGGCGAGCTCCTGGGCACGCTCGACGAGTTTGCCGATCGCAACGAGCCGCAACCGACAAGCTCGCGGCGCCCGGATCCGAACCTCGAGCCACTGATCGAGCACGGCCGGCGCAACCTTGAGACCGGCGCCGGCTTTACAGACGATCGCGGGATTCACACGATCCTATCCGGATCCGTCGAAGACGAGCGCCTCAACGGCGGCCGCCCGACCGTGATTCCGTTTGTCTACGACGGCCGCGAGCTCGACGCCGGCGACGCCATCGAGCGCGCGATCGCGAGCGGCATCGAATGGCCATCGGCCGACACCAACGAACAGGCGACCGAGATCTCGAAAGCAGCCTCGAGCTCGATGGACGCCTACCTCAAACCCACGGCACCGCCGTTAGCCGTGCCGACCGTCGCGGATGATTACGGACAGCCGCCCGGCCGGCACGGCTTTTTTTCGAACGCGGCGCGCCTGGCAGCCGAGCGCGGGAGCTCGCTACTCGGTGCAGCAATCAAGGGCATCGTCGGACTTCCGGGCGAGGCGCTCGAGCGCAAGCTGCCGCTCGGTCAAATCGTTTTCGGCTCGGATTGGGGCGAAGGCGATCCGGATGATGGCAAGTTCCGCGTCCGGTATCTCAACGCCGACGAGGTCAAGCAGCGCGAAGAAAGCCAGGCGTTTGAAAATCTCTTTACCGAGATCATGCCCGAGTATCTTCGCCGGCGAGACTTCGGAGGCGAACGCCGCAATACGCCGGACGAGATCAAAAAGGCCTACGACAAAGGCGACGTTTCCGAGACGCTCGGCTCCGTGCTCAAGTTTGGCATCGAGACGGGCATCGAGTCGGTCCCGGACATGATCGCGGTCTTAACGCCGTTCACGTTTCCGGCCTACATCGCCGCTCGAGCGGAGGAGCTCGGCGAGCGCCGCGCCGAAGCCAAAGGCCTCGAGCGGGTCTCCCTGCAGGAGCAACTCGAGGCGCTCCCGTTTGCGATCGGCTCGGCCCTGCTCGAGCGCGTCGGAGCCAAGGGCATCGCCGAGGCCGGCGTCTTGTCGAAAGCCCGGGAGGAGATCGGCGCCTTGATTCTCCGCGAAGGCTTGAAGCGCGCGGCCATTAGGACCGTGACCGAGACGGGCAAGGCCGCCGGGCGTGAGGCGCTGACCGAGGCCGTGCAAGAGGGGATGCTCGAGTATGTCGCCGAGCGATGGGGCACCGAGACGGCCATGTCATTCGGCGAGGCGGCCGAGCAAGGCTTCTTTGCAGCGCTCGCCGGCGGCACCTTCGGCGGTGTGGCGGCCGGCACCATGGCGAGCTCGCGGGAGGCTGGCCGACTCAGCCGGCGCCCGGTCAACATCGAGGAGTACTTCAACGCGGATCCGGTTCCACGCGAAACACCACCGCCTACAGGCCCCGCCGGGCCTACGATTCCGCCCGACGTCGATCGAGGAGCTCCGGATCCAGGCGCAGGGCCGGAGCCCACGGCTGCCCCCGCTCCCGCACCGCCGCCCACCGCTCCTGCAGGTGATTCGTCGACGCCGGGAAGCGCAGGCACAGCACCGGATTCGGGCCTTCCGGCGCCCGCTTCGCCGCCTTTCGTCGACCAGCGTCTCGTGCCGCTCATCGAGGCCGTGACCGCGCTCGAGGCCAAGACCGGCGACCGCGCGATGTTTGGCCATGTCACTCGGATGCTCGAGGCCGGCAACGTCATCGGTGCGCTCGATCAGCTCGAGCGCCTGGCGTCCGATCTCGGCACGGTCACGGAACCCGACGAAGCCATGGCAACGCTCCGCGATCAGATCCGCGAGCTCGTGGCCGACATGGACTCCCGCGAGTCGGGACTGGCGCCCGACCAGGACGCGAGCCCTACCGGCGCGGAGGCCTCGCGTCCCACGCCAGAACCCACGCCGGCGCCAGCGTCCGCACCGTCCGCACCGTCCGCACCGGAGCCGATCCCGGAGCCTCGGCCGCTCTCCGAGGATCCGAGGCTTGTGCGCGAGACGCATCGCGTCGCGCTCGCTGCGCTGGCTGACGAGCTCGTCGTCGGCGGGCAAGCCGGCATCCCGATCTACGACGACAACGATCGAATCATCAGCCGCACGCCGTCGGTCAATCCCGAATGGTTCCAATCGCTCAATACCGAGCCATCGACGAGCATGTCCGTCAAGCGTGTCAGAAACGCCGTGGAAAAGGCGCTCGACGGCCGCAAGCTCGGCGTGCGTGAGGCGCGAGTCGTCGCTGCAATGCTCGACGTCGTCACGGAATCGAGAACCCACCCCGAGAATCTCGCCTATGTGCGCCAGGAGCTCGAGGCTGCCCGAACGCTGCGCCGGGAGGCACGGGAGGCCATGGGACCCGGTCCGGCGCCTGTAGCGGCTTATGAGGACGCCGGAGAGTTTTTCGAGGAAACCGAGTACTTGCCCGAAATGACCGGCGAGGACCGCGCGCTTTACGAGCTCGTTGTCTTCGCCGACCAGGCGGGTTACTCCGAGCAAGTGTCCGGTATACTGGCCGGCAACCTCACGGCGGTCGAAGCCGCCACGCTGATCGAGGCGCTCTTAAATGGCCAAGAAATTCGGTTCGATCCTGAAACTGCGGAGGTTCAACCGTTTGCACGGCCGGCAGCCGATAGTCCGGACCAAGCCGACGAGCCAGGCGAAGCCGCCACCCAAGCCCAAGAAGTAGCGACGTCATTCGACCGCATCGAGCCAGGCGACTCGCTTGGTCCGTACGTTGCCGGCACCGACGTCGCCAACACGAGCTCGATCGCCGCGTCGCTCACGGCCGGCTATGAAGTAGAGCCCGGGATTCAGCGCGTGCCGCTCTCGAATTTCTACGCGGGCAAATCGCCGAACCTCCTCACCGGCGTCGCGGACGATCTCGCCAGGAGCCGGGCCCTGGCTGACGAGATCCGCGGATCCGGCCGCATGGATCCGCTCATAGTGGTCCTCGATGCCGAGGGCGCCTATGTCCTCGAGGGCGGGCACCGGCTCGACGCGGCCTACTTGCTAGGCGCCGAGGCGATCCCGGCCATAGTGGTCCGAGAGCAAGGCGTCCCGCCACTGGCACGCGCAGGCCCGCGCGCCGAGCCGCAACGGCTGGCGGCCCCACTTGGCCGTGTGCCGATACTGACGCAGCCAGAAAACCCCGCACATCTTGGCGGCACGATCGAGCGCGCGCGCCAGGCCGAGCGGGCCCGCATGGCCGAGCGCGATGGCGACCTATTCGGCGACGACACCGCCGCCGCGCAAGCGATGGCCGATGAGGAGCGCCGACGCGACGCAGCCCGAAACGCCGGCCAGGACTCAATCGAGACCGGGGATCCCGGCGACCTATTCAGCGAAGCTCGCCGGCAGACGGATCTCGAAGACGCGATCGACGCCGAGTACTCGGACCCGGAAACCGGCCTCGAGAACATGGCCGCCTTCGAAGCGGCCGGCGAATCCAAAGCGCTTGCGGCCGTTGAAATCGACGAGCTCGCCGAGCTCACCAAGACGCTAGGCGACGAAGCCGGGGAGGCTGTGCTCAAAGCCGCCGGCCGAGCGCTCCGCCGGCGCGGCCTGGACGCCTATCACGCAGGAAGTGGGCAAATATGGGTAAGGGCGGACAGCATGGCCGAGCTCACCGAGGAGCTCGAGCTCGTGGCCGCGGATCTCGAGGAGCAAGTCGTCGAGACGTCTAAAGGCAAGCTCGAGGGTATTGGCATCACGGTCGGCGCGGATCCGAATTCGACCGCCACCGGTGCCGAGCAACGCAACGACGCGCTCCTCGAGCTCAAGGCCCGACGCAGCGAAAAGCGCGCCTTCGGGCATCGAGCTCGCCCCGGGGAATCCCCGCCGGGCACGGTGCTCTATTCCTCGAGGCCGCTCGACATGGAGGCTGGCACGAACTACGTGCCGATCACTGGCCGGCTCGGAAATCTCCCGCTGACGCCCGACCACCAGTACCAGCTCGGCAACGGCCGAACGGTCCGGATCCCGAAAAATCCCGTCCGGCGCCGGCACATTTTGAAAGCGCTCGAGCGTGGACTCGGCGCCAAGATCTACGAGGGTCGCGTCAAGGGCCCCAGGTCGCGGCTCGGCTTCTTTCGGCCTGGCCACGGCGAAGTGCGATCGCGGCACCGCAACGACTTGGAAGTCATCGCGCACGAGATCTCGCATTGGCTCGACGGCCGTTATCCGTGGATCCAAGCGCTCTACCAGCAGCCCGGCTTTCTCACCGAGGTCCTCACGGTGAGCTACGACGTCACGAAGGATTACGAGGGCTTCGCCGAATTCGGCCGGCTGTGGTTCACGCAGGAGCATCTAGCTCGCGAGCACGCGCCCGGTTTTTACGATGCCTTCATGGAGGAGCTCGACCAGCATCCGAAGCTTCGAGATACGCTCTACGCGGTGCAAGAGCTCATGCACGCTTGGCATCTGCAGGGCGATCGAGCTCGGCTCGCGTCGAAGATCGGCAAGGACAAGCTTTCGATCTCGCAACGGTTCAACGAGATTTTTTATCAGTGGAGTGACCGGCTCCTACAAAAAACCTTCGACGAGCTTCGGCCGTTCAAGCAGGCCGAGCGGCAGATCCGTGGCGAAGTGGCCGATGCGACCGACTCGCCCTACAAGGCGTTTCGCCTGGCTCGAGGAGCTCACGGCATCGTGCGCGCGGTGTTTTATCGCGGCACGATCGGCTGGACCGCCGAGGGCGATATCGAATTCACCGGCGAAGGCCTAAAGGACGTCTTCGCATCGGTCGAGGATCGCATGGACGCCATGCAGCTCTACATGGTGGCGAGACGCGCCCAGGAGCTCCAAGACCAGGGCCGCGAGAATCTCATGCGTCCGGATGAGATCGCCGCCGGCTTGAGGCTCGGTGACGAGGACGCCGAGCTCGGCCGCGTCTTCGACAAGTGGCTCGCGTTTTCCAAGCGAATGCTCGATTTCTACGAGCAGTCGGGGATCATTTCGCCCGACAGCCGCAGGGCCATCGAGGAGATCAATAAAAACTACGTTCCCTTCAACCGCGTCATCGACGAGATCACTGGCGATCAGCGCGTCATGCGGCCGAAGCGCGGCTCGCCGTTCATGCGCTTGAAGGGGGGCACGTCGAACGTCAACGACGTCTTCGACAATATCGTCTCGAACATGTCGCGGCTCGTGCAGATGAGCTTAATCAACGACGGGAAGCGCAAGTTTTACCGGATGCTCGAGGGCGCCGACAATCAAACGGCCGCGCTTTACGCCGCGCCGATCGGCACCGATACCACGCGCGTCACGATCGACAAGGCGCAAGTGCTCAAGGCCTTCGTCGAGGGCCTCGGCTTCGATATGACTTGGTATCGCATGGCCAAGACCGGGCTCGTCGGATCCGAAGAAGAAATTGCGATCGTCGAAATGATCGACATGCTCGCGTCGAACCTCGATGGCTACGTCGCTTTTTGGAAGCGCGGCCAGGATCCGAAGGGCAACATAGATTTCTATTTCGAGGCCGGCAAGAAGCGCTTTTTTGAGATCGCGGATCCGGGGCTCTACGAGGCGATCAATCATCTTGGCCCGAATATCCATAACTTTTGGGTCAACGTGCTTGGCGGCTTCTCCAATGTGCTGCGCCGAGGCGTGACCGCCACGCCGAATTTCCAAATTAAGAATTTCATCCGCGACACCTTGAACGCCTTCACTCTCTCGCGCGGGCAAATCGTCCCGATCGCCGCACCGACCAAGGCCTTGCTCGAGCGGATCTACAACGACGAGCATTACTGGCTCTACATGGCGAACGGCGGGGGCTACTCCTCGATGGCGCAGGCGTCTGGCATCAACGTCGATCACGTCATCGACTCGCCGGACAAGATGCTCGATCGTTACGACGAGTTCATGTCGGCTTTCGAGTACGCGAACCGCATTGCGGAGTTCAAGGCGCTCAGAGCTCGAGGCGTGAGCTCGCGCGAGGCGGCGCTCGCCGGCCGCGAGATCTCCACCGATTTCGCCATGCACGGCAGCTCCGACGCCTTGCGCGTCATCACGCTTTCGGTGTGGCCGCTGAACGCACGCATGCAGGGGCTTTACCGGGTGGCGCGCGAGGCCGGCGAAATGCGCTCCGGTCGCTTCAAGTTTCTAGGAGCTCGAGCTTTTTCCTACGCGCTTCGCGCCGGGCTTGCGATCACGCTGCCGAGTCTGATCTTGTACATGATGAACAAGGACGACGAGCGCTATCAGGAGCTCCCGGAGTGGATCAAGGATCTTTCTTGGATCTTCTTCACCGGCGAAGGCGAAGACGACTACCTCATCATTCCGAAGCCGTTCGAGACGGGCGCGCTATTCGGCACGCTGCCGGAGCGGATGGTCGAATACATGTACAGCCACGACCAGACCGAGCTCGCGGATGCGATGCTATGGATGGCGATGGAGACCTTTTCGCTCAACCCGATCCCGCAAGCCTACGCGCCGCTCGACGACTTGCGGCGTAATCAGAAATTCACCGGCGCGCCGATCATTCCGCAATGGCTCGAGGCCGTCGAGCCGGCCGAGCAGTACCAGGCCTACACGTCCGACGCCATGATCGCGCTCGGTCGCAAGCTCGGGATCTCGCCGCTCAAGGCCGAGCACCTTGTCCGCGGTTATTTCGGCACGCTCGGCGCCTGGGCACTCGGCGCGGCGGACTATGTCGTCGGAGATCTCAGCGAGGGCGGCATCCCGCCGGCGCGGACCTGGCGCGACAATATCTTGCTGCGGTCCTTCGTCGACGACGGACCGCTGCGTCGAACGAAATCGCAAGATGATCTCTATGCGATGCTGCGCGAGACGCGCGAAGTCGTCGCCACGATCAACCTGATATCGGACCGCTCACCGGACCGCATCGAGGCCTACGTGAGCGACTCAACGCGCCAAGTGCTCCAGGCGAATAACTCGGCGCTCGAGCAGGCCGCGAGCCAGGTGCGCGAGATCGAAAACGCGATCGACCGCATTGAGGCCGACCGCGAGCTCACAGCGGAGGCCAAACGCGATGCGATTAACGAGCTCCATCGGGCGCGCAATCAGATCACTCGCGAGGTTCGGCTTGCGATCAATCCGGCGGAGATCCGCCGACAAATCGAGGAGCTCGAGGCCGAGCTCGCCGCCGGGGATCTCGGTGCGCAGTAAGATCTTGCCAAGTCACTGCATCCCGTCGCGGCCGCTCAAGTCAGTCGATGGCCTCGTCGTGCACTACTTCTCCGCCAAGAACGTCAACCCCGACAATCTCTACGACATGGGCATCTGCCGGGATCTCTTCGTCGATCTCAACCTCCCTCGGGCCGCACGGCGCCACTACATGAAGGAGGCGACTTGGCCGGCCGAGCGAATGTACGCAAGCGCGCATTTGCTGATTGGGCGCGATGGCGAAGTCTGGAAGCTCGTCGAATACGACCAGGAGGCCTACCATGCCGGCGCCTCGATCTTGAACGGCCGCGCCGACTGCAATAAGTGGACGCTTGGCGTGGAGCTCGTCGGCACGATCAACTCAGGCTTCGAGCGCGTGCAATACGAATCGCTGGCGCGGCTCGTGATCGAGCTCGAGGCGCGCTTCGGCTTTCCGAAAGAGGCGATCGCCGGCCACGATCAAGTGCGCTGGGCGGCCATTGAGGCCGGCAGCGGCAAGCGGCCGAAGTACGACCCGTCGGGCCGCAAAGACGGGGAAGGCGACAATTTCGACTGGTGGTATTTCGGCAAGCTCGCCAACGACTACCGCGGCGAGCGCGCGGATCCCGACGATCCGGAGCTCGCGGCCAAGGCCGACGCAGCCGCGCGCGCATCCCAACCCATTGACGCACTCGAGGAGCGAAACCATGGCACTTAAGGACATGATCGGCGGATTGTTTGGCAAGGCGCTCGAGCAGGGCGCGGCGATCGCCGACGAGTTCACGCTCTCCAAAGAGGAGCGCGAGCAATTCAGGCAAAAGGACGCGGACCGCATGGCAGGCCTCGAGCTCGCCATCATGGAGAACGTCCAGGCGCGCTATGCCCAGGTGAGGGATGTCATCGTCGCCGAAATGGCGCAGGGCGACAGCTTCACGAAGCGCGCGCGGCCGGCCATCGTTTACACCGGCTTGGCCATGTATGTCGTCCAGACGATCGCATCTCCTTTCGGTCAGCCGATCGCCATAGATGAGAATTTCGCCTACATTTGGGGCGGAGTTTGCAGCGTGTGGATTGTGGGCCGCTCGGCCGAGAAGATGAGCGCGAACGGATGGGCGAAGAAGGCCGCCGCCGCGATCACCGGTTCGAGGACAGCACCGGAGCTCTGACATGCCAGAAGCAAGATCATTGACCGCCGAAGAAAAGCGGCACCGCAAAACGCTATCGCTAAGCGCGGTGCTCGGCGTCATTGGCGGAGTGGCTACGACGTGCATGGTGGCGGTGCCTACAGCATGGTTCATCGCCGGCCCGGCGTTTGTGGGATTTTTGGGCGATGCCCTGGCCGACGAGATCACCGAGCTCGTGCAAAAACAAGTCGCGCCCGTGAACGCAGGGCTAAAGGTTCTAATCGAGAGCACGATCGCGCAACTCGAGGACGACATAAGCCGGCTTGAGTTCCGCCGCGACTACATGCCCGAGTCTTGGCAAGCGGCCGACGTCGCGGAGCTCACCAACAAAACTAGACGGCTGTCGTCACAGCGCCGCGCGCTGGCTGCAATCGTTGAAGCGGAGCGCTCCTAGATCACGGTGCTCGGAACTGGCCGGCGCCGTCGCACTTCATCGTGGACCACGCGGAGAGGGGTTGAAAGCCGGGCTGCTTCTCGAGCATCGCGGCATTGGTCTCTAGGATGATCGCCGCGATTCTGGCGTTGAGCTCCTCACACGGTCGCTCGTAGGTTTGCGCCGGCGGATCCGACACTAGCCACGCAAAGGCAAGGACGGCCAAGCCGGCCGCGCCTGCGCGTTGCAGTGTTTTCGAGATCTTAGGCTCCCAGGTCGGTGCAGACCGATAGACGTCGGGCGTCTGCTTGGCAGTGATACGGCTCATGGCTTCTCCTTGGCGTCAACTGCTACACGCTACCGTGGAGCAGTCTAGGAGTGCAAATCAATACGCGCATCCCCGCGTGGAGACAAATTTCCTACACAGGCCGTCAACAGGTCGCTAACAGCTTGTCCACATGCAATTTTCTTCTGCAGCCCGCGCGGAGCCTAGCGTTTTTGAACTTATCCACCGTAGCTAAAATTCCAGTAACTACTATTACCTATCTGGAGAGTCTTAGAGGAAATGTGTCGAGTCGGAAAATTGCGCGCAAAAACCGGCGGAAATAATTCTAGTGAATTCGGTCATTTACGGCGCCGGCGCGGTGTGCTAACTTTCTTTTTGCGGCCGCCGGCGCGTCGCTAGTTGCCCCGGGTTTGAACCCTCCCGGGCCTCTTGGCATCACAAACGCCACGCCGGCGACCGCATTTTTACAGGGTTTTTACAGGGTTTTTTACCATGCCAAAACAGCTCAGCCGCACCATGCAGAACGCGCTCGAGATCGCACGCAAGCACGGCGCGGGCATCTTGACGCGCAGCCCGGGCGGCTACTGGAAACCGCCGAAGATCCCGCCAGCCCACGCCGGCGTCTTCACGTTTGGCACAACGACCATCCAGGGACTCGTGGCGCGCGAGCTCGCCGAGTACACCAAATGGCGCGACGGCCGAAGCGGTCGCTTCCCGGTCGAGGTTCGCGTCATCGACGCGGGCTCGGTCTCGAATCTCTCCAACGCCGAGACGGCATTCACCGGCCCCGGGCCGTGATTGTCCATGCACTCATCACGCCAGACGCACCTCGCGCGCTTTGCGGCATGGCCCGCGACGAGCTCGAGGAGTGGGTCGGCGAGGATCCGGCCGAGCTCAAGGCCGTGAACTGTCCGGGCTGCTTGGACTTTGCCAACAGCTTTGCCGATCTCCTCGCGACGTTAAGGGAGCACCGCCATGCTGCAGTCTGATCCGGTCGCTAACCGCGAGCTCTTTGGCAAACCGACGACGAGCGACGTCTCGATCAATGCCAAAATCACCGAGCTCGAGCGCGAGCTCAAGCTCCGCCGCCATGTCTATCCGCGCCTCATTGGCAAGGGCCGGATCTCGAAGCGCACGGCAAACGAGCAATATCTGATCTTGCAAGCGATCCTCGAAGACTATTACGCAATAAACCGAAGGGGGCACCCATGATCTCGTTCTGGACCTGGATAGCGGTCGCGTTTGCGAGCGGCATACTGTTTAGCCTCGCGCTGCTGCTCGCGGTGTGGGGCGCGTTTAACGCCGTCTCTCCGCCGGCACGCCGCCTGGCCGACTACATTCGCTGGCCCAACATCGCACCGCTCGAAGACGGCATGGCCGGCGGGCCTCGCACAACCGTCTGGACCGCTCGCGAGCGCGGCGAATTCATCCGCACCGGCGGCCGGCCATCATCGCGCATGGCAGCCGTGCACCACCTACCGAGAAAGTCGATCAATGGAAAACGAACCGAAAATTATTGAAGGCACGGCGGAACCCGTCACCACGACGGCCGTCACCGCTTATGAACCGCCGGGCGTGCCCGCCCATCCGTTCGACGTCGATCCCGCATCCTTCGCGCTGCAAATCCAGAAACGCGGCGAGAACTACCAGGCGCTCGTGGACTGGCTGCTCGAGCACATGATCGACGGCGAAGACGTCATACAGATTCACGTCGTCAAAGCCGCGAATTGCAACAACGGCGGCCCGCCACCCAAGGGCGACTGCACGCCGGAAACGACGCCGTACCATTTCTCGGATCCGGACCTAAGCAAGAAGGGCGCCGAGAAGGTGTGCGGCCTGCTCGGTCTCGGCACGCGCTTTCTCGGCATGGACGATTTCAAACGCGCCGCGCTCAAGGGCTACGAGCTAAAGCACATCATCATCGACTGCGAGCTCTACAACGCGAGCGGTGCGGCTGTGTCCCAAGGCACCGGCGCTTGTTCGCTCGAGGAAGTCTACGGCAGCCTCAATAGCGCGATGAAGAAAGCCGCCAAGCGCGCACACGTCGATGCGGTCAAGCGCTGCGCCGGACTCTCCGGACTCGCGACCGAGATCAAACGACGCATGGGCCCGGTCGATCTCGACAAGACGCGCCGCGACGCTCGCACACAAGCCGCCGAGACGCGCCTTGAAGGTGGCCGCGCTCCCTACGCCAGCGGCCGCCCGCTCGAGACCTGCCCGCTCGGCAAGCACAAGGGCAAGCCATGGAAAGACGTCCCGGGCGACTACCTCAAGTGGATCTGCACCGACATGGACAAGCCCGACATTGTCGCGGCCGCCGCCGAGGAGCTCGAGCGCAGGCGCAACGCCAATCGACCCACCGAGGAACCGCCGGAGTATACCGATGACGAGATTCCGTATTAGCGCAACCCAGTTTCATCAACTGCATCAGGAGATCTGAAAAGTGAAATCAATCCTTGTGACGACAAAGCACCGCGGCGTGTTTGGCGGTTTGGTGCCAGACGATCAAGACCTCACCGCAACGACGATGGCGCTCACCGAAGCCCGGATGGCGATTCGATGGGGCACGACCCGCGGCCTAATGCAGTTGTGCGACACCGGCCCGACCAAAGACAGCAAAATCAGCGCGCCGGCTGATATCCCGGTGCTGCACGACATCACGGCCGTTTTCACGATCTCCGATGAGGCGTGGAAGGTATGGACGAGCAAGTAATCACGGGCGATGACGTCGTGCGCGCCGGCGCGTGCCCCAGCGGAGTCGCGGAGTTCTTGGCGAGAGCTAAGGGGATTGCGGCGGCTGTCACCGTGGCCGTCGCGCTGAAACTTGCCATCAACGAGACGGAGCGCGAGGCCATCCTCCGAGCCGTTGATCTTGACGGCGACGGCGACGGCGACGGCGACGGCGACGGCTACGGCGACAGCTACGGCTACGGCTACGGCTACGGCGACGGCTACGGCGACGGCTACGGCGACAGCTACGGCTACGGCTCCGGCTACGGCTACGGCTACGGCGACGGCTACGGCTACGGCTCCGGCTACGGCTACGGCTACGGCTGCGGCTACGGC